AGTTATCCTATGGATTAGATGTTCCAAATCAATACAAAGAAATTTTTGTAATGGCAGAACAAATTAAATCAATTAATGAATTACCAGTTCAATCTATAACTGGGTATGCATATCTACTAAGAACTTCTACAGAACTTGGAACTTTTTATATTTGGAATGGCATAAAATATGAAACTTTTACTCCAGTTTATAATTGGCATCTAGCAGATGATAATTTAAGAACAACAATAAATTTTGTCAACAATCTGGATAACTCACAATTGGGCATAACAGATTTATCGGGCAATTCATTTTTGGAGGAAGTTGATTTAATTAAAGGTATAAGAGTTGTTGTAGAAACTATGAACAAGTTTGATAGTACTTTTGATTTAATTGAAATGTCCCCAAGACTTTGCCTTAATGCAACAGACATGGTTAAAGATTTTGAAATAAATAAAATCGCATCCGATTTAGGAACTGATGGTTTACCAACTGGGCAACTGCTTGCTTCTAGTGGATCAATAACTTTAAATGATTATAATTTTTATTTTAATGAAAATAATCTTGGCAGTATGGTTTACAATCAATTGACCAATAATGTAAAATTTGTTTTTTATGAAAACGTATATACGGATAGTGATTCTTATACCATTCCTTTAAAGACCATGTATTCTGAAACAATTCCTAGTACAGATTTAAATGATAGAACTACAAAGATTTCATTAAGAGATATGTATTTTTATTTAGAATCACTTTCAGCACCAACGCTTTTTATGACGGACGTATCTTTGACTTGTGCGATTTCCACTCTCTTGGATTCTGTTGGATTTTCCAATTATTATTTTAAAAGACTTGGATCAGAATCCGATATTGTTATTCCATTTTTCTTTTGTAATTCAGATAAAACTGTAGCACAAGTATTAAATGATTTAGCAATTACATCTCAATGTGCTATGTTTTTTGATGAATACAATGATTTTATTTTAATGACAAAAGAATATATTTTGCCAGCAACCTCAGATAGACCAACAAATATTACATTGTATGGATCAAAACCAACAAATTCAAATAAACTAGAAAATATTATTTCTTTTAATACATCAGATAATAAAATTTATAATGATGGAAAAATAAATTATGTCACTAGGTATATTCAAAGAAGTTATGGATCTTTAAAGCAAGCAAGTATGATTGATCAAGATAAAAATTGGATTTATACTCCAGCCCTATTATGGCAGGTTGCTGGTACACAAATGACAAAGCCAATTAATGGATCTGCTCAAGCAATGTCAAATTATGCATTGGGTGCAATGCCATTAAAATCAAATCTTTCTGCCGATGTTCCATCTGTAGTTAATGGAAAATTAATAAACAATACTTTTGATCTAGGTGAAAATGTTTATTGGTTAACCAGATATAATGGATATTTTTATTCTAATGGAGAAATTATTAAATATGATGCAGCACAGTTTAATGTATCTAAAGTTGGAAATGTTTGGATAACAAATGTACAAGACTATGAAAAGTATTCCTCTGAACTTCCATTTAATGGAAAAATTTATCCAACAGGTTTGATAAGAATTTACTGTGAACCAGACTATGAAGTTATTGATAAAGTAACAAGATTAAAAAATGGAGCGGTAACAAAACATGGAAGAGGATATTTCAATACAACTATAACAAGTCATAGTGCTGGTATTAATTCTTATTGGTCTAGCAATGACAATGTTCGTGGATGCCTGATGGATACAGATTATTTGTTTGGAACAAAGTCGGATGCTGCTGTGGGCACATCGATTACGTCAGATAATGAGAATGCAAAGCAATCAATAAGAGAAGGACTTATTAAGAATTTTATGTCAAATTCTTATATTTCTGAATACGATAATTCCAAGATGTTATCTACACAATCTGGAACAATTCAGTCTTCCGCATTAGTCTTTACTGGTCCAACATTTAAAAATACAGATAAACCAGAAAACCATATTTCATATGTTTATAAGCCATTGACAAACAAATTTAAACATTTTGGAACTCGCATGAGAATTGTTGGCAATGTTGACAATAGTGAAGTCAGAGGGCAAACACCTTTGGGAAGTATGACTTATTATGTTGTTCCAGGAACAGATCCATCTCAAAATATCAGTATTGGTGGTGGTTCTGGTGGATTAGGAATTATGATTAATCCAAATAATGGCTCTGGCTATTATCTAGAATTAGCAGCATTGACTGATGCAAATATTGCTCAATATGATAAGTCTGGAAGCATTGGAAATATGTTTTTTTATAAAGTTTCTAATGGTTCTACTGCAGAAGGCAAAGCAATTCCCCAAATACTTTGGAAGGGATTGTCAAGCATTATTGTTGATGATGGAAAATTTACGGGTCAATATAGGATGGTTAGTGAACAAAACCAAACCGTGTATGATATATCTATAGAATATTCTGATATTGGTTCTTTGAGAAGGTTCTATATTTATATAAATAATGTCATTGTAGCAACTGTTGATGATACAACACCGCTTCAAAACTATAATAATTTATCTCTTTTTGTTCGTGGAACATCTAAGGCTATGTTTGAAAATGTTTTTGCATTGGGTAATAACTTTGCAAATGATACAACTTCTGCAATAGATCTTCCAATTAACTCATTATTTAATGATCAAGAAATAACATCTGATGATGCTTTTAGAAAATATGCAATGAGCGGAATTGTTCAGTCTAGTTATTTATCTGGATTAAGTCCCTCAGATACTCCAAAATATAATTTATATTTTGATGAATTTGGTTCTATCATGCGAGAATGTGAATATTTTAATATTAAATATGATAAGGCCTTTCCAGCACTTTATGCTAAAATGTCACCAACATTTAATAAAATTAAAGGGTATGTGACAGCAGGTTTTACAGCAAATGCATATGGTGCAGAATTTTTAATCTTTAATGCTACAGATACAACTTTAAATCTAGATGAAACATCTGGAAACTATTTAAGAATTCAGGGCGTAACATTTACACAGGATACAACTAAAACATTAACTGTAGATGATTATTATTCTCAGTTAACAGATAACTCCAATCCAATATATCTAACAGATGGTTCAGTATCTTCTACTACAGCACTTACGGATCAATACAATACCATTAAATCAAGCAGATCAAAACATGGAAAATCTGAATTTAATTTGCAACTTCCATATATTCAAAAATTTGATGATGCTAAATCTACCATGTCTTGGCTTATTAAAAAAATTGCTAAACCAAGAAAATCAATTGGTCTTGAAATTTTTCCAATACCAACACTACAACTTGGAGATATTGTAAATATTTATTATAAAGATAATTATGGTCAGGATGTAATTTCTTCTCAATCAACTCAGTTTATTGTTTATAACATAAACTATACAAAAGATGCATCTGGTCCTTCAATGAAGATATATTTAAGCGAGGTAACAAATGACTGATTCAACTCCACTAGTTCCAATAGTATCAACTCCAGATAGCATTGCGGTTCAGAGTGCAACCCCGCAATACGTACTTCTTGATTCATCAACAGTATCTGCAGATGTCATGTTTGATCTTGTTTTTGAGGATATTGGAGCACAAGAGATTATTAATGTTGCTAGAAATGACACAGTATTTACAGAAAATTTAATTTATCAACCAATTAAAAATTCTGTATTATTGTCACAGCAGTATAATCCAAATTCTTTGTTATCTCTGCAAGGTGTTTCTGGAGATTATTTTAAAAACTTTTCAATTGATTTTTCAAACAAGGTGCCACAAACTGGGACTGGTCCATCTGGAGAAACCATTTATTTTGATTCAGATGGTAACTTAGTTATTAATGCCATCAATCTTGATTCTGATGAGCAGATAGAAATATCTATATTAACTCAGGGAAGTTTGTTTAATGATACAATATAACATGGAGGAAAGTCGTGATAACTAATAAAGGTAAATCTATTATAGGAAAGTATTTGCTTGGTCAAGCACCCTCTTTTGCTTCTTATATTGCTGTTGGATGTGGACCTCAGGCTCTTTCCCCTTATGTATCTGGAACTCTTCCAGACTATTCATCAACAACAGAGTTAGCATTTGAAATGTTTAGAGTTCCCATTATCTCAAGAGGATTTGTTGATGTCAATGGATCTTCCAAACTAGTTTTGACTGGTGAATTGCCAACAGAAGAAAGGTATGAGATTACAGAAATTGGAGTATATTCTGCTTCATCTAATTCCGTTGTAGGTTCATCAGATAGCAAAAATATTTTTGCTTTTAACTCAACAGAAGATTGGAAAGTTGGTGTTTCAACATCAATGCCTACAATTACCGAACCTTTAGATGATCCACTTCTTCCTAATATTATTAAAGATACTGTTACTGGAATTAACACAACTATTTTTAAAACAAATGCAGACAATTCAATTTTTTCTAATTCTAATAGAGTTGCCAGAAATGAAAGATGTAGATTTTTAAATAATATGATTTTAATGCGTGGTGATTCGTCTACGTTTACAACATCAAATGGCAAACTTATTCCAGCAGGAGGCTTTATTAGTTTATCAAATACATCTGCTGATTTTTCTAAAAATGCTCCTACTGATGAACTAAGAATTGCATTTTCTTTAATAAATAAAAATGGAACCGATCCAAACATTTCAAATAAAGCAGAAATTAAAATTGTTATTGAATTTTCTTCATCTGCAAATCCAACTGAGTATTCTAGAATGGAAATTGTAGTAGATCACGTATCTACTTCTGGTAGTCCATATAACTTTAATACAAATAGATATTTTGTTATTAATAAAAAATTACAAGAACTAAATACTACAAGTGGATTTACGTGGAAATCAGTAGATACTGTTAAGGTTTATTCTTGTGTTTTAACTGGAACCTCAACACCCAATACAGTAAGTTCAAATTATTATGTTGCTTTAGATGCTCTTAGATTAGAAAATAAAAATCAAGAAAATCCTCTTTATGGTTTGACTGGATATTCTGTAGTTAGAACAACTGGAGCATTACCAATTGTTAAAGGTTCAAATACGAGTAACTATATCGAATTTAGATTTGGCTTGGATGTTTCATAATGTCAGATAGTAATATCAAAAAGGTAACAATTTTAAAAAAAGATTTGCCAGCATATTCTGCACAAAATAACTCTTTATCTTATTTAATTAGATATAGGATTATTTCAGAAGATAAAAATAGAGCATCTCACTGGTCTCCATTTTATAATCTTGGTCAAACGTCCACACTAACCGAAGTAGGCTTTGACCCAGCAAATCCCTATACTACTAGCATACCAAATAATATTATTATTAACAAGTCTAATCATACTATTAGTATAAGTTGGACGCTGCCATCTTTATTAATAACAAATCCTACAGATGCACAAAAACTTATACAAATACAACAGGCTTCAATACAAGATTTTGATGTTTACTTAAGATGGAAAACTGGAACTACCTATGGCAATTGGCAATGGCAGGGTACAGTAAACACTCCATCTTTTTCTATGTCATATTTGCCAAAATCTGGATCAGTTGGTGCAGATTATGTTCAAATTGCAGTTCAAAAACCAACAATAACAAAACAAAGATTAGATTCGGCTACATATTTATTGACTCAAGATCAAGCCCTTTAGTGGTATAATAGAATTATGTCAGGAATATCCTTACCAAATCGTGGTCAACCACTAGATGTTAATTATGTTTATCAAATTGCTGATGCGGTTAATGCATTAGCAGCAAACTCTGTTGTATCTTTAAATAAATATGTATCATTAAACACTGTTACCTCTGGTCCAAAAGATGTTAGGGTGTCTGAAACCAGAATTATTGGCTCTTATGTTGAAGTTGCCAATAACAGCCAGGTTAGTTCTGGAGGAGAGTTGCCTTGGACAATTTCCTATACAGGATTTAAGTTTGCCCCCATCGTTACAGCAACTCCGATTAACGTAGGAAATACAACAGCAGGGTCTGATATTTCTGTTGTCATTAAAGGAATCACAACATCTAGTGCTTATGGAATTGTCAAGTTTAAAACAGGTGGTCAAGTATCTAT